AGGCGTTCCGCCTTCGCGCTCACCCGATACTTGCTTCGCGTTGCTTCGCAGAGAAGAAAAAGATTTTTATTGATCTGTTTCCATTATTACATCAAATGCGTTTTCGGGAATATCCAAAAATTTGAATCTGTCTACCTCTGCTGGTGTAGCTCGATTAAAGCATACGATTCTGTGCAAGCGTCTGTACATTGCAATCATACTATCCTGACGGTTCTGATAGTCATACCAATTCGATGGATGAACATTACTTGTTATGATAATCGTCTTTGGACACCACCAAACATGCCCACCCTTTACGGGCACTTGAACCTCCCCTTGGTCGAATATGCGTAACGCCGCATCGAGATTAATTTTGCCACTAAAGTCGTCTATTATGACGCACGGTTCTGCATTGTACCCATCGAACCATAGTGTTCCTGAATTAGCTATCGGAATCTCCCAATAAGCCTGTTTAATATGCGCCGCATATTCTTTCGCCTGAGTCGTTTTTCCCGTCCCCGGACGTCCATAGAATAGTATACATTCCATTCTACCAATCTTGAGTCGATTCGGTTTATCCAGAGCATAGATCTGACGGAGTCTGTCAATCGCTTTATAATAGCGAATGTACTGCCCGGGATATGCATCATAGATCTGTATATGAGTTGCACCCGCCAGTACCATATCACCCATTGCTTTCAAATCATTTCTTGCCCCTTGTTCCTTTTTGTATTTGCCATACTCCTGAGGCTCTGCATAACGCGTATCCAATTTCATGCAATACGCGCGAGCTTTCTCGGGGTAATCAACCCGACTTAAGTGTAGGCCCGGGACATTCATTAGCTTCTGCACCGTGTTTCCTCGAATTTGGTCTTTGAATTCGATATAGCCCTGAAGGTGGATATTGCCTGTCTGAGGACACTTCTCTGCCTGATAGACGCAATATCTAAATCTCGGGTCTTGGTCTGGGACTGTGAATCCCTCACCTTCAAGCGTATATGATGTGAACATAAATCTACGCTGAGGCAGTGTAAGATCAAAATATGAGTTTGGGTTGGTATACATTTGTGTATCGGATGTATCGGAAGTGAGCGGTAATACTA